GAGGGTAATTCGGACCCCAGTCGCTCGCTAGTTATGACGATTTTCCACAGGTGAAGTTGTTGTTTCATGGCAAAAAAGATTCTTACGCCGCAACTGGGCTGGCTCAACAAGCGAGAAATGGCCGCCAGCCTCGGAATTTCGGTCCAGGCCTTTGCTGCGTGGGGCGTTGAGCCGGTCGCCCGCATCGGTCGGGAAACGTTTTTTACGACCCGCGACGTGATGCTGAACCGAGACGAGCACAAGGCCGCACGAAGCAAGCGAGCTGACGAGGTTCTGGGGGAAGGCGGCAGCAGCCTTGATCTGGCAAGGGAGCTGCTGATTCGAGAGCAGCACGAGGGCCAGGCTCTAAAGAATGCCGAGATGCGCCGCGAACTGGCGCCCGTCGGAGTTATCCAGTGGGCCCTGGGCCGAGTCGCGTCGCAGCTTTCGGCACAACTGGACTCGCTCGTTCCGCGGCTGAAGCATTCGGCACCGTTTTTGACCGCAGCGAACCTTGAGCAGGTCACGCGCGAGGTCGTCAAAGCGAAGAACGCGTGCGCAAGAATTCAAGTTGATCTTGATGAATACCGCAGAGACAGCGTTCGCGGCTGAGCTCGCGACTGCAATTCGCCGCGGCCTGGCGCCGCTAGATAGTCCGGAACCGCTTAGGTTGTCCGAATGGGCGGCAGAGCATTTCTACCTATCGGCAGAGTCCAGCTACGTAGAGGGTGTGTGGGAAGCGCGGCCATATCAGCCGGCGATCATGGACTGCATGTCGAACGACGATATCCGGTCGGTAACGGTCAGGAAATCGGCGCGGGTGGGTTACACGAAAATGATCGTGGCGGCCATCGGCTATTTTGCCGAGCACCGCAAGCGGAACCAGGTAGTGTTTCAACCGGTTGATGGTGACGCGGAAGACTTTTCGAAAGATGAAGTCGAACCGATGCTTCGAGATTGCATCGCGGTGCAACGGGTGTTTCCGCACTACGAGACAAAGTCGAAGTTCAACACGCTGACGAAGAAGGTCTTCACTGGTTCCACGCTGGACATCCGTGGCGGCAAGTCGCCGAAGAACTATCGGCGCTTGTCTAAGGACGTCGTCATTTACGACGAGCTAGACGGTTTCGACATAGATGTGGGCGGTAAAGACGGTGAGGGCGACGCGGTCACTCTTGGCGATAAGCGCCTCGAAGGCGCGACGTTCCCGAAGTCGATTCGCGGTTCAACTCCGAAGGAGCGCGGCGCATCGCTCATCGAAAAGGCTGAAGCCGAGGCTGATCTTCGGTTTCAGTTTCACATCCCATGTCCACATTGCGGACATGAGCAACCAGTTCGGTGGGGTGGAGCAGAAGCTACTTTCGGGTTCAAGTGGATCGGCGAAGAACACGCCTCCACGATGTATCTCTGTGAGGCGAAATCCTGCGGCGGACTGTTTGCATTTGAGGAATACATTGCGGCAGGCGGCCCCTTGGAGCACGGCCGCTGGATTTCGGAAGAAGGTACGTGGATTGACGGCGAAGGGTACTTTCGCAGTCCAGGTGGCGAGTTGGTTCTGCCACCGGACAACGTCGCATTCCACCTGTGGACAGGTATGGCCGGGACGGTACCTTGGCCACAGATCGTCAAGGCGTTCCTGGCGGCGCGGAAGGACCCGTCGAAGTTGAAAACCTTCGTCAACACGACGTTGGGCGAAAGCTGGGTGGAAAAGGGCGGCGACCGTACCAACGCGGAGCTTCTGTTCCGGCGGCGCGAGTACTACCCAGCCGAAGTGCCGGACGGCGTGCTTGTCATCGTCGCAGCGATCGACACGCAGGACGACCGTTTCGAGATCCAGTTCGACGGCTACGGCGTCGGCGAGGAGCGCTGGTCGTTGGCGTATGTGCGCTTGGTCGGTGATCCAAGCCGGAAGGCGATCTGGGACAAGTTGGCGGAAACATTACGTCGGCAGTTCACGCGGGAAGACGGGACGATCCTGCAGGTGCTGCTGGCCACGCAGGACCACGGTGGTCACTACTCCGACGAGGTGAATGCCTTCTCGAAGCGGATGGGTACCCGGTTCCTGATTCCGGTGAAGGGCTCGAATCAGACCGGCAAGCCGGTGGCGACGCTGCCTCGTAAGAAGAATGCGAAGGGCGTCTACCTGACCGAGGTTGGCACCGACACAGCGAAGAGCCTGCTCTACCAGCGATACCAGATCGATGCGCAAGAGCCAGGGGTCCCGAACCCCGGCTTCGTGCACTGGCCGGTATCCGACGATTTTGACCGAACGTACTTCGACCAGGTGACGGCTGAGGAACAGGTCCGCACCTATCGGTCTGGCGTGGCGATCGTGACGTGGGATGCGAAGGGGCGCCGCAACGAGGCGACGGACAACTCCGTCTATTCGCTGGCAGCCATTCGCATCGCGCAGCAGCACATGGGTGTGCGTCTCGTGGCACCCGATGAAAAACCCGCGACCCCGCCGCCGCCGAAACGGCCAAGGGTCATCCGCAGCTCCTACTTGGGAAGACGCTGACATGGCATTTACTCGCGACGACCTACTGCCTCTCGAGGCGGCGATCAAGTCGGGGACGCTGTCGGTTCGCTACAACGACCGCACGGTGCAGTACCAGTCGATCAAGGACATGCTCGCCGCGCGCCGGCAGATCATCGCCGAGGTCGACCTGGCCGAGGGCATCAAGCCAAAGCGCGGCCGCATCTTCCGGCTGTTCCAGCAGGGCAGGGGCTGAGTCATGGCCGACGGACAGGGTCCACTGCTGGGCACCGAGCAGTACTCGGCGGCAGGTCAGACGCGGCGCACGCGGATGTGGCGTGCTTCCACGGGCGGGCCGAACACCATCAATCTGGCGGGGCTGGGTACGATCCGCGCTCGTGCCCGCGACCAGGTACGAAACAATCCTTGGGGATCGAGTGCGCTCGACAAGCTGACCGCCAACGGCATTGCCACTGGCATCCAGGCGAAAGGCCTTTGGGGCACGCCTGCGTTCAAGGCGCTCGAAGCGAAACTCTGGAAGCGCTGGCTGGCTGTCGCCGACGCCGACTGGACCTGTGATGGCTACGCACTGCAGGCACTGGCCTGGCGTGAATGGAAGGAAGTGGGCGAGGTGTTCGTCCGGTATCGTTCGCGCCGCGAAAGCGACGGTCTGCCGGTGCCCCTGCAGGTGCAACTGATCGAGGCGGAGCAGTGCCCGTCGGAGCTTTACACCACCGCGAGCAATGGCAACCAGGTGCGCGGCGGGATCGAGTTCGACGCCATCGGACGTCGCACGGCGTACTGGATGTACAAGGAACACCCCGGCGACGCGTCGCTGAGCTATGGCGGCATGGAGCTCGTGCGCGTGCCGGCCGATCAAGTCGAGCACGTCTACCAGCCGAAGCGCGCTGGCCAGATCCGCGGCGTGCCGGACATCACACCGGCGCTGCTGCGCATGTTCAACCTGGACCGCTTCAGCGACAACGTTCTCGAACGCCAGGCCATCGCGAACCTGTTCCTGGGTTTCTACACCCAGAAGGAAGAGGGGTTCGGTGAGGAAGGCCCGCAGGCGCCCATTGCCGAAGGTGCAGAGCAGGCGGCAGATGGCGTGCAGCTCGCGGGCATGGAGCCGGCCACCATGCAGGAGCTGCCTCCTGGCATGGACGTCAAGTTCAGCGAGCCGCCGGACGCGGGTTCGAACTACAGCGATTTCATGCGGAATGGCCTGATGTCGATCGCGTCGACGGTCGGTGTGCCGTACGAAGTACTTACGGGCGACCTGCGCGGCGTATCGGACCGTGCGCTGCGACTGATCCTCAACGAGTTCCGCCGCCTCATCGAGATGTGGCAATGGCTGACCTTCATCCCGCGGTTCTGCCAGCCGATGCGCGCGCGCTATTTCGATGCCGCAGTGCTGGCGGGGAAGCTGACCATCGACGGCTATGCCGATATCCGTGAAGACGTGGTCGATACGCTCTGGGTGCCGGAAGGCTGGCCGTATAGCCATCCCGTCCAGGATGTCGACGCCGACGGCAAGGCAATCCGCCTGGGTCTCAAATCGCGCAGCGCGACGATTCTGTCGAATGGCGAGGATCCGGACGAAGTAGAGAACCAGATCGGCGCCGACAACGCTCGCGCCGACGAGAAGGGGTTCGTGTTCGATAGCGACCCGCGCAAAACCAGCTCGGCCGGCAAGCCCAAGGTCGATGCAGAACCCGAACCCGCGAAAGGAGAGTCGTAATGTCCAATTCCCCCGGAGTGCTGGCCCGAATCTTCGGCCGCAACAAGCATCCCGTCGTTTCCTCGCTGGCCGCAGCGGTGCTCAATCGTCCGCTGCTGGCTCATCCCGGCTTGGC